ATAGAACCAGACACTCTTGTTAAAGCCGTAAACAAGTTTATGGAACATGTACGTGTCGGTAAAGAAATGCACCAAGGTGAGCAGATTGGACGAGTGATCCATTCTATGCCAGTCACTAAAGAAATAGGTGAAGCCTTGGGCATCCAGTCTGACCGTGAAGGTTGGGTCGTAGCTTTCAAAGTATACGATGATGACGTTTGGTCACGTGTTAAGTCTGGTGAACTAGCTGCCTTTAGCATTGGCGGCAAAGCAATCAAGGAAGATTACGACGATGCCTAATCTACTTAAACAACTTGAACTAGAAGAGTTATCCCTTGTGGATCGCCCTGCCAATGCAAAAGCAATGGTATCCCTGTTCAAACGTGACAACTCCGATGAGGAAGAAATGACAGAAACACTAGAAAAAATGGGCTACGACGAAGATAAGTTGAAAGCCTACATGGAAGAAAAAGGTTGTGGTCGTGCAGAGGCTATGGAAGCCTTGAAAATGGACGAACCAGAAGAAATGGAAAAGTCAGAAGAAGTCGAGATTGACGAAACTGACGTTGCCCAAGCTGAGATCGACACCCTGAAAGCAGAGAACGAGCGTCTACGCAAGTCTTTGATTGAAGCAGGTTATGTCATCAAAGCAGAATCAATCGAAAAGAAAGCTGAACCAGAGTACCTAGAGTACAACGGTGAGCAAGTAAACAAAGCTGACATCCCAGCAGTGATCTTGAAAGCCCTAGAGGAAGCAGAGGTTGCTAAAGCAGACGCAGAGTTGACTAAATCAGCAACAGAATCCCTACCTCACTTTGACGTAGATGTTGCTAAGTCTCTTGTCGCTAAACATGCTGACGACGAAGCTGTAATGAATGTCCTGAAAGCTGCTGACTCAGTGTTCGCAGGTAAGATGGAAGAAGTCGGTAAATCAGACGCAGATGGTGAGTTCGCTTCTGCTGCTGACGCACTAGATGCAATGGTTAAGTCTTACATGGACGAAAACCAAATGAAGAAATCAGAGTACGCCAAAGCATATGCTGCTGTAGCTAAAACAGAAGATGGCAAGGCTCTAATCAATAAATCCTATAAGGGGGAATAAAGATGGCTGTAATGCAAAGCCGTGATACACGCACATTTGAAGCTGGCGAGGACCTATCGTCACACCAGTTCAAGTTCGTCACACTAGAATCAGACGGACAAGTAGACGCAGCAGATGCCGCAGGTGAACGTGCCTTGGGTGTACTGTTGAACAAACCAGACGCAGCAGGTAAAGCTGCAACTGTCGCAATGACAGGTAAAGTTATGGTAGAAGCTGGTGCAGCAGTAACTGCTGGCGCACAACTACAGACCAACGCAGCAGGTGAAGCGATCACAGCAGCGGCTGGCGATGTTGTAATGGGCTACGCACTAGAAGATGCTGTAGATGGTCAAATCTTCGCTATGGAATTGATCCAAGGCGGCAACGTAGTACCTGCGTAAGCTGATATAGAAAAGGAATAGAATAACATGCCTATGTTGACACCATCGGCGGTCCACTTAGACCAGCCGCTAACAAACTTGACCATTGCTTATGTTCAAGACCAAAACGCTTTCATTGCTGACAAAGTTTTCCCTGTTGTGGGTGTAGAGCGTCAGTCTGATAAGTATTACATCTATGACCGTGCAAACATGAACCGTACTGGCGATGTTGCTAAACTAGCACCACGTACAGAGGTCAACCGTATCGGTCAAGCAATCTCTAACGAGTCATACTATGCAGACGTTTATGGTCTGGGTATGGACTTTGACGAGCAAACACTTGCAAACGAAGATGCTGCACTAGACATCCGTGCATCAGGTGCGCAAACTCTTGTCAACCGCCTAATGATCCACCGTGAAGAGCAATTCGCTGATACATTCTTCAAGGCTGGCGTATGGGGTACAGACAGTACACCAACAAACTTGTGGTCAGACTACACAAACTCAACTCCAATCAAAGACGTGACTAACGCTCGTCGTACAATGCAGTTGAAATCTGGCGGCTTCAAGCCAAACACAATGGTTGTCGGTAAAGAAGTTCGTGACATCTTGATCAACCACCCAGACATCCTTGCACGTCTAAACGGTGGCGCAACTGTAAACAACACAGCGATGATCACAGACGCTAAACTAGCGGAAATCTTTGAAGTAGAAAACTTCTACGTCATGGAAGCTGTGAAAAACACTGCTGTTGAGGGTGCTACGGAATCTAACGCATTCATCGGTGCAGACCACGCATTGTTGGTACACGGCCCACGTAACGCTGGCCTAATGACACCAGCAGCGGGTCTAACATTTGCTTGGAACAACATTCCATCTGCAAACAACTTGGGTATCACTGTTGAGTCTTTCTCAGACGATGCACTGAAACGTCAACAAGTTGCAGAACACATTCAAGTTAAAATGGCTTATGACATGAAAGTCACAGGCGCAGACTTGGGTTACTTCTTCAACCAAGTAATCGC